TTAAAGTACAGGCCGCCAACGATGTCCTTGTCATCTTCGAGAAGTGAAAGCAAGCTCATTGAATCGAATGTCATGTCAGAGTCAATCATGAGAATATAATCAAACTCTCCGTTGATTGCTTCCTGCGCCAGTGTATCTCTCGCTGTATATATGAGAGAGCATGGCGCAAATCTGAACGAACATCCGGCTGGATGCGCCAGCGTTAAAAGTGAATTAACGAATTGATACGGTATCTGTTCCATGCACGGAACTCCGATTAATATCTTCTTGCTACTCATCTTGCTTTCTCCTCTCGATTAATTGCTTATGCAGTTGCCTTAGTAAGTTTTACTACTGCTTCGCTGTGAGCAATCTTTGAATCAAACAGTGAAGTTCCGAGGTACTTCATTGAGTTTGTGTTGATGTCGAAGCTTTTTACAACTTCAATCTGTCCTGACAGGTTGCCAACCAGGGCTTCTCTGAAGTTTGCCAGGAATGCTTCGTGCTGTGTAATTCTTTCGTCCAGAACTACTGGATATCCATATACGAACCACTCTCTGCCAACGTTTGTAACAATGTTGTTCTTTGAGTTGTCCTGCAGTGGAGCGAAGTCTCCAATCAGAGTCTTCTTTGACATCAGGAAGCACGCTTCTGCGTCATATCCGCCAGGCAGCATTCCGATGAGTTCCTGAACATCTCCAGCCTTCAGTGAAGCAGTTGAGCCTACTGTTACGCTGTTAGTTGTTCCGAATGTTACGTTTGTGATACCTTCAGGCTGGCTTGATCCAGTTCCGTTGATGAGGTAATTTGTGATGAGTGCAGCAAGTCTTTCTGCGATCATGTCTGTGAGCCATCCTTCGAAAGCATCGATTGCCATTGTCTCAACGGTTCTTGATACCTGAACCAGCTTAGCAATTTCATATCCGCCTAGCTCGATTTCTCTCAGAGTGTCTGTTGTAGGATTGATTGTGCTGTTCTGAGTGTGAATAGCTGCGTCTGCAACTGAGTCTTCGATTGCGAACTTAACATGTCCTGCAACGTTCAGAAGTCTGATCTTCTCGAGCAGTGGTGCGTACTGCTTAACCTTTACCAGGATTTCGTTTGCTGTCTGTGTTGGGATAGCAGGACCAGCTGAACCGGATGCATCTGTGAATGCTCTCTGTTCAACGTCTGTGAGTTCCATGTTTCTCAGGTTCTTCAGCCATGCTACTCTATATTCTGCTGAATCGATTGTGAATTTTTCTACTGGCATATTTGTTCTCTCCTCCACGAATGTGTCAATAATTTCTCCTGCTCCGTTTCTTACTTCGTGAGCAATCTTTTCTCTCTTTTCTGTTTCTTCCTTGAGCTGTTCTTCTCTTTCGTTGAGTGCTCTTACTTCTTCCTCCAGCTTATCAAGGTCTGCGTTTTCTTCCTCCAGTTCGCTATTGATTGCTGCTCTTCTTTCTGCGATTTCCGCAAGTGTCATGTCTTTGATTTCTGGCATGTTATACCTCCAAAAGTAATTTAATTCTCTGCTTTCTTTTCTGACGCATAAGTCGCTCCGCTTCAAACTCAGCAATCAATCCGTCGCTGAATTTACGCGCCGATATAGATGTCATGTCATTGGCCGGCAGAGACACGGCTGACACATCATATAACTTACCGATTTTGGTAATAGTTCTAAGGCAAATTTCCTTTTCGTCATCTACGTTGTCAGTGATTGTTCTAACATCTTCTGCAACAGTAAACCCGAATGACATTTTGTTGGTGTAGCCGCCTTTGATCTCCTCATAAAGCTGGCGTCCCATCTCCGTGCCGCTTAGGTCTGCCCTTATCAATAAACCCTTTGAATCTGCTTTGACAGCCAGGGTATTATTGCTGTTTCGTGCGAATACTCGCCCCTCATGGTCATACTGCATGATTACATCCGACATGTCGCAGTCATTAAATGCAGCAGGATCCACCTGTTCTTTTATCTCGTAGAATTTGCCGGAGTAAATTGTGTAAGGTTCATTGAATGTTGATGCATATCCTTCAACAATCATCTCGCCCTCGCCACTTTCTCCTGCTCTTATTTCCATTGTCATGTTCCGGTATTCCCTACCCGAATCAAGCTTTTCCTTCAGAAGTTTGTCCATTTCCGTTGCCACCTTCTGTTCCTCCTTTTTCCTTATCTGCATAATACTCTCCGCGAATGAAGTATGTATCTCCTCCCGGTATCGGGCCTAGATTCCATGTTTCGCGAATCTCATTTCTGTTCATAATGCCTCTGTCCATGAGCTGCGCTGACATGTTGAGTTTGTCGCTGTTACTCATGTACTGCAGCCTATTTGCCGTGAGCATTATCTTTGCTTTTGAATCTCCAAATGTCAGATTGTTGACAGCATCTGTGAACTGAATCGCGAACGGTTCAATCGCGCCTTCATAGAATGCTGTCCACGCATCTCCGTATGCTTTATTCTGCAGAATTTCCTCATTCACTCCAAAGTAGTTGAACACGTTCTGCTTAATAGCATTCATCTGATTTGCGTCTATAGTGAACGGCGTTCCTGTTATCTGCTTAATGTCCGTATATGTATTCGGGAACAGCAGCACTCCGCCGCCTTCACTTTCAAAGTTTTCTCTGCTGAATCTTTCTCTTTCTTTTTTCAGGTCCTTGTCGTTTGCAAAGTTGTTGACTCTAGCCATGAACCTGTATGTTGCTGCGGATCTTACGCCTTCCTCAATTCCCTGATTCTGCATTGATATCAAACTCAGCGTAGGAGAAAGCGCTCTGTTGTTTTCTCCGAAGAAGTCCGACTGATACTGGAATTTTGTCATTACGGCGCATTTGCTCATCTCCATGGCCCCTGTCTGCCCTGACATGAACTGATATCTGAGCCATGGCTGGCCTCCGTGATTCACAACCTCGCATCTTGTTGGCAGTATCGGGAAATATCCTTCAATTTCTCTGTACGCATCAAGCACCGGCACAATGAAGACTGTGTTTTGCATATCCAGTATCGTTGACGCTCTGTACAGGAACTGTGACCACGTTTGGAAGTTGTTCGGCCTTGTTTCAATTTGTTTTCTGAATTTCGCTCTAACATCATCATTGCAGATAACTCTCATCTTGCTTATGTGAGTTGCTCTCGCATGAATTGCAGCTCTAACCATTTCAGACTCATAGATTGATTCATTCCAGCTTGAGAACACTGGCCGGTAAGCCGTTAATGATTTCCATGGCCCCTGCATGTGTACTTCTTTGTTTTTGAATAACTTATCGAAAAGTCCCATTCTATTCCTCGTTTCTTAATTGACAACCGATTTGGTCATAATACTTTTGTCTGACGCACATAGCATCCAGCAGGGCTGCTGTTCCGTCTATGTGCTTCCTAGGATCTAACTTAATGAGCTTGCCTCTTCCTCTTTCGACATTCATCTTTACAGCCGAATCGAAGAGATGCATCTTCAGGAGCTGGTTCTGCCCAATGTGAATCTTTCCATCCTTCATCAGGCCTTCTGTCTCCTGTATTACGCTCCAGAGGTTATCGCCCTGATAGACGTCATCCATATGGAATCCGTACTGCTTCATGTCCTGCACTAGGTACTGTGCGGAATACCGGTCATACCCTACCTGCAAAGGCAATAACTCATATTTTTCTACAAGCTGGCAGAACCAGCTGAAGCAATCTTTATAATCAACAAAATTGTCGCCCGAGAGAATGAGATCTCCCTGGGCGACATAAATATCATACGGTATGCCATCCCTTGCCGTCGCCTCTTCCAGTTTTTCCGAAGGCATGAAGAACTTTGAGAACAAGTGAATCTCTCTATTCTTTTCAACAGCAACAAGACAGGCTGTCAGGTCGGTTGTCTGTGAAAGGTCTATTCCTCCAACGCAATAATGGCTCCTGAACTGTTCCAGCTCATATTCCTTTTCTCCGGCCTTTTCTATTACTGAAGCATCTAGCCACGCCTGAGCGTTATTCTGCTTGATGCAGCAGTATTTTGTCATGAACTCTGCTTTCTTCGAAAGAGATTGTTCTGCTATTGCGATTTCTTCAAGGTAATAGTCTATCTTGACGCTGATCCCGAGATTCGGGTTACTCTTCTGCAGTTCGTTTATGTCATTCCACTTGCTCACATCATCTATCATATACAGAAATGGTAGCAGCCTTGTTTCGTTGCTGTTTCCCATAAGGAACCTTGTAGACCGCTTCATCAGTTCGTCATATATTCCGTCATTGACATACCCTGCTGTTGATATGGCAAGTATTAGCGGCTGTTCTCTTGCTCCGAGAGCCGACTTCATAACATCGTACTGTTTTAGCCCTTGTGCAGCTGGCCAAGATGCAAACTCATCTCCAACCACAAGCGACGGGTTGAATCCATCTGACTTCTTTTCATTGAATGCAATCTTCTTAACGCTGCTCTTTGTTTCAGCAATATACAGGTCCGTTTTTCTGGACTTTGTTATGCTGTCCAGTTCGGGTTCAAGTTCAACGCTGTTCTTGAATGCGCTATAAACAAGGTCCGCCTGATCCAGTTTGGGAGCTACGCAAAATATCTTTGCTCCATATTCGCCGTCAAGGTATGTGCAGTAAGCCATGATTGCCGACGCAAACAACGTCTTGCCGTTTTTCCTCGCAATTACAAGCACGACTTCTCTGAACACTCTCAGTCCCATCTTGTCAACGATTCCGAATGTTACCGAGACAAACGCCTTCTGCCAAAGCTCTAATGTCAACAACCCTGGCGCAAGTGGACCTTCGGAATGATGGCAGAAGTTCTCAATGAACTTAATCGCTTTGTTTGCTTTTTTCTGGTCAAAATAACAGGACCGTTCCTCAAGTCCTTTGATTATGTATGTATATAACAGGATTATCCACTTACCTACGA